ATTTACAAGGACGATTCTTGCTTCCTTTGCTTCATTTGTCAAACACCAATGTGTCATTTGTTGCTTTGTACGTTTCTGGGAACGTACGCTGTGCGCATGCAACAACCTTTGAGCGCTAAATGACTGATCTCTTCGCTGACAAGCTAATCCGACTCCGCACGCAAAAAGGCCTCACACAGAGGGACCTTGCCGCGATGGCCGGCCTTTCCTGGTCGCAGATATCGAAATACGAGTCCGGAAAATCGAAGCCTCGCAAGAAAGCCTTATGGGCGCTGGAGGAGGCGCTCGGCTGTCCTGGCGAACTGTCTTCCTTCCTGGATGGCACTGAAATAGCCGTGAAGGTGCCAGCCAGGTTATACGAGCGCATGGAGGAAGCGGCAGCTGAAGCCAACCTGTCTATGGATGAGTACAACTCCTTCTTCCTGGCGCGAGTGATTGCCTGGTCGCACGACGAGGTGCTCGGTATCCGACCCCCGACTCTTTTCTCCAAAGAGGAAATAGAGCAAATGCAAGCCAGGATGGCGCCAGGTGAGCTGAAAGAAAAAAGAGAAGCGCGACTCAAGGAGTTAGAGAGCGGCACGGACGATGAAAGTATGATCCTTGCCGAGATCGAGCAGCGAAAGATTTTCGACGGCCGCTCAACTAAGGAAAAGTAACCCCAAGCCCGGCCAAACGCCGGGCTACTCGCCATCCTCATCTTCCGCCAGCGCCACCTCATCCAAGGCAAACATCACCTCATCGACGATCAGTCGCGGCAGTGGCAGCGGGTGTACCTCCAGCCAGTCGGTGATTTCCCTGGCCGAAAGGCGCAAAGGCTGCACTGCAGTGGCCCCGACCAGGTAGCGCCGGCCGCGCGCCGCATTTCGGAACGCATTCAGCAGGCTGCCGGTGATCACATCCAGCTCAGGCTCATCTGGTACCGCAATGCGCAGTTTCTGGTAGATCAGGCTCTTCTTTACGCTTGAAGAACCCCAGTCTCGCTCCCACTTGAAGCGGTCGACTGCTTTCCCTTGATCTCTTCCTGCTCCTTTTTGTTGTCGGCCGCGATGGTTGCTGCTCGCTTGATGACAAACACGAAGAAATCGGTGTCGCCGCGCAGCATTTCGGTGGCGATGGCCTCGCTGTACTTCAGCGGGTTTCCATCCTCGTCTTGGGCGCCCTGCCAGTCCTGAAGGATGAACTGGGCCAGCAGCATGCAGTGGTTATCATGCTCGGACTTCTCGCCAGCGATCACGCCAACCGAGCCTTCGCCGAACTGGGCGTCATTGCGATCTAGGCGACGGCGCATACGCTCCAGCGCGATCTGATACTGCTGATTATCCAGCGGCATCAGCAGTACCTGAGTGTCTTCGTCGAACTTCTCCCAGCGCGCCTCACCGCTCTTGCTGGTGTCAGTCTTTTTCAATTTGAGAGCCATGAATCATCCTCACGCCACGCCATAAAATGGGCCGCCCCGGGCGGCGTTATCCCGGGACGGCCAAAGGTGATGCGGATTACGCAGTGACGGTGATAGCCGATGTCGCGGTCTTGGTCGGATCCGACACACTGGTGGCGGTGATGACCGCGGAGCCAGCGACTACACCAGTGACCAGGCCAGAAGCGCTAACTGTGGCGATCGACGGTGCCGAACTACTCCAGGTGACGTTCTGGGCGGCGCTAGATGGCAGTGCAGACGCCGAAAGCTGGCGGGTCGCACCGCTGGCAATGGATGCAGTCGCCGGAGTTGCGGATACACTGGCAACCGGAACGAACGGCACGCGGGTAATGGTCGGGGCCTGCTTGGCTACCGTCCAGTTCAAGGTCACTTCGATCAAGTCCCGCTTTCCGCCATTCGGCAGATCGCCATCGACCTCAATCGCCGGGAAGGACAGGTCATAGCGGTTGCCCAGGCTGTCGGTGATCGGGAACTCCACCGCGCTAGTCTTCCGGGTGAAAGTGTTCTTCCAGATCTGCCATGCCCGTGGCGACCACGCCAGGGTGATGGTGCCGGTGATCGCTGCCTCGGTGGCAATCTGCGCCCCCGGGCCAAGCTTCCCGCTACCGATGCAGCGCTGCGCCTGCAGGCTGTTGTCCAAGTTTACGGTCAAGGCCGATACGCAGGCCGAGCCTTCCAGGCTGACGCCATCCACCGTGATGCTGCCCACGTTCAGGTTCGACATGAACGGCGTAGTGGTCGGCGGGTTGACGGTCGCGACGGTGTTGGTGTCGCCGTCCGCATAGTCTAGGCCGGCCAGGCTGAAGGTTGCCGTGATCTTGCCGTCGGACGGGATATCAAGGGCGAACACCGAAACGTGCATACCTCGGAACAAGGTGTACACGCTGACATCGTTGAAGTTTTTCGCGATGGTAAAGGTGCGGCGAGTATCGCCCACCGTCAGGACATCGCCGGTCCAGGTGCCGTAGAAGGCCGCTTCTAGCAGCTTGTCGAACGATCCGTAGGACAGCTCGCCCACCAGATCACCCTGGATATCGGCGCTGGATGCGACAGAGCCTTGGCTGATGCGCGATTCGGTGATTTCGTCGCTGACCTGCGTGTTCACGGTCGGCGACAGGGTGTTGCTGGTCAGGCGTAGGGTATCCCAGTCGCCTGTGGTCGGGGTGATGCCGGGGGTTGCCTCAGGAATGAGGTAACTGGTAACGCGGGCGCCAGAGGACATGCGCATGTCTCCTTTCTGCGGGCATAAAAAAACCCGCTCACGGCGGGGTATCAGGGTGTTGCTTTTTCGAAGTGAGAAAATCCCACATCAAAGGGTGAATTAGTGCAGGGGCAATGACGGCTGGATCTGATCAGCCAAGTCACTCAGCTTCGCTTCAAGTGGCGGCTTCTGGTCCTTCCATTGGCGTAGCCCCTTTCCGCACAGACTTGCCACCGCCTTTTTGCCGCTGTACTCCAGCAGCGTCCGATTGAACTCTGCAGACAGGCTGCGGCCCTTCTGCATTTCACAGTCCAGTACGTCAAGTACTTTGCGGCGGAATCGCTTGGCACGATCAGTCCTGGCAAGCATGCCAAGCAGATGTGCGCCGCGCAGACTGAACACCCTGACCTCCTGCTCACCACCGCGAGTCTGCATCTTGACCAGCGCAGTCATGGTTGGCGTGAACTCATCTACGTGGCGCCGGTAAAGGGTGTTTAGCTGTCGAACCCCCTTGTCAAAGGGTGCATCACTTTGATCACCCCCTTTGCCATAAAGCGCTACTGCGATTTCTGAAAGGGTCAGGCATGGCTGCCCGCCGTGATCGACAACCTTCAGTTCGATATTATCGAAAATGAATTTTTCCATTGCGCACTCCTGATCGCCATTTGAAGTGAGCATGCCAGCAGGGACGGAGGCGTGCCCGCCCCTTTCGGGTGTACGGCCCTAGCTGGCATGGTTATCCCGAGAGGGATTCAGTTGCCTTGCGGCAGAAAGTGGTCAGCCAGCGCGGAACCGGACGTTCACGTTGTACTGGCGGAAGCCTTCAAACTCATCAGCGTCAACAGCGCCGGTTTCGATGCACTCCAGCCCTCCAGTGCTCCAGTACGAGAAATGCGCTTCTAGGGCATCAGCTAGATCGCTTAGGGCCTTGAGCCCGGTCTGCTCCCGGGCAAAACACTGGATGATGATCATGCCCGGCTTGCGCGTGTGCGGGCGGTCAGCCATTCCGGCCATGAAAGGCGTTGCGTAGGCTATGTTCAATCGGCACCAGAGGCCTGAAGCTGGAGGTTTGAATGCGCCCGAAGTGTCCTTGTCTTTCGCCTGAAGCTGAGCGTTCGGATAGTAAATACTGTCCTGATCAATGCCAGGAAAAGCCCTCATGCGAAGGATGATGGCGTCGTAGATTTCTCTGTAGGTCATGATCCGTACGCCGCTGCCACACCGGTGAAGGAAATTCCAAACACACCATTCGGGGCTTTCTTAGAGTGGCCATTTTCAAGTTTCTCGGCGTACGCCAAATTATTCTGCAAGAAAATCAAACTGTACGGCTTGAGCCCTGTAAGGACCGTCTGGCCTGCCGCTATGGTCGCAGCTCCATCCTTGTCGACCTTGTCTGTCGTGCCAAACACCGGAGCCCCAATACTGACCATGGTATTGCCACGAAACCGCCCGGTATCCACCGGTGATCGCTTCACGATCTCGCCCAGCAAAGCCATTGCGATAATGCGGGCCTGCTTGCTCAGATCGCTCTCGATTTGATCAATGAATGCCGTGGGTGGGATGCTCCATCCGGCCATCAGGACTTCCTCATCTGGATCTCAATATGGGCCGCCGCAGGATCGGCTGATACAGATTCGACGCGGTATGCTGCTTGCTCGCCAGTCACCAGGTCGGGCGCAGTAATCTCGTGGCCAACCATGGGCTTATCGCTCACTTCGTTGACTAGGCATATCAAGAGCACGTCACCAACTTTGATGTTGATGTTGTCGATGCGCCGGCTGTCGTAGCTTTCGAGGACGCCGCGCCCGGTGTAGGTGACCGGCTGGGCGGTGGTGGTCTCGCTCACGGGATCCCACACGCCAGGCCCCATGTAGGTGCCGGTGAAGGTGGACACCGCATCAGCCAGATCATCATCGAAGGCTTCGGCCAGGTCGGCCTGGATATCGTCGCGAAGGCCCATCCCTATCCCCTCTTCACAGCGAAGGCGAACGGATTGCTGCGCCATGGCGTAAGCAGCGCCAGGGCCAGCTGTACGCAGGCTGGCTGGGCTACAGTGCTGGTCTTGTCGATCGAGCCGAAAGTCTTGCTGGTCGATACCGATCCGGCCTTGACCGTCTTCGCCTCGAGCGAGCCCTCGGTCTGCTGCTGGTAAAGCTTTCCTTGGGAAGCGCACTTGGCCAGCCGCGCGCCTGCCTGTTTCACATCGTCAGGGATGTTGTCCATGTCGATGCCGACCAGGTTGAGCGCAGTGAGGTAGGCATTCGCCTCGAAGACCGCCTCGTCCTTCAGCTCTGGAGCTGCC